CATCTATCACTTCTTGAGCGCGTTCGTCTTCGCCTTGACCAAACTGAACGCTAACTACGTTCTTAATCAAGTCGCCGTGGCCCCTTGTTCTGAGCCAGTCGTGACCCGCATCTATCTTGTCAGCTGAGATGCGTGCGCTGTAAAACGGTTCTGCTGATATACGGGATCCGTCTACCAGCTTGAGATCAAGTATGCCTAACAGTGCAAGATGTTCTGGTATAACTTCTTGCGACAACTCTTTCTCTTGTTCTTTTAATTTTTGCAGATTGTCCTCTGCGTTGCCGATTTGTGCTTGTAGTTTTAGTAATCGCTCACAAAGTATCGACATCATGTTGAGGTCTTTGTCTTCTAAAGATTGTACTTTGCGGGCGGCTTCTTTTTCGAATAGTGCTTCTATGCTCATTGTTTATTTTCTCCTTCTAGTTTGTGCATTTTGTTAGCATGGTTAAATATTTGTTCTAGTTCTTCAGCATTAATTCTTCTCAACATCTTGCCATTTTCTTTAAAAAAAGAAGCTCCCCAAATACTGCCATCAGCACCAGTCCAAAACTTAATGTCGTGAGTCGTATAAAAGTTTTGTTTCGGATAAACAATAAAATTTGCAGAATCTAAATGTATTTTACTTGGAAAATTAACTTTCATTTATACCCCCTGTGTCATGTGCTCGTATGCGTCGTCGCAGTCAACGAGTGGTTCTCCGCATACACAAAACCTATCGTCTGAGATCAGCTCAGTTGGTCTGAAAAGCATTTCGTAAGTTAGGTGTTGTATTTGCCAGAGAGTTTGAAGTTGTTTTTTTAATTCTGGGCTAGCTGCGTCGTACATAGAAATTAAGTCCATCGCGGTATCGTGTGTGCCGTCATTGAATGATGTTCTGTTGGAAAGGACGGTGCCGATATTGGCGAGGGCTATCTTCATAATTTCTTCCATTTTCGTTACTCCTTAATTTGTTGTTTGTTAATTTGATTTCTTAGTATAAGTTATTTAGAATAAATAACAACATATATTTGAACGAATAACGAAATTTATAAAGGATGTCTTATGGAAATAACAAATTACGAATACAAAACCGAACCTTACCAGCACCAACGAGAAGTTCTAGAAACCAGCGCATACAAAAATTTATACGCTCTGTTTTTAGAGATGGGTTTGGGTAAATCAAAAATCCTTTTAGATAATTTAGCTATCCTGTTTAAACAAGACGAGGTATCCGGGGCAGTTATTGTGGCGCCGAAAGGTGTGCTTAGTAATTGGAGCGAGAATGAGATCGCTCGACATTTGCCCGATGATATAGAAAGAAACGTTTTGGTCTGGCAGTCGAACCACACGCAACGTTGGACAAAGGCTTTTAAGGACATGGTTGAAGAAGATAGCACAGGTAAATTAAATATTCTACTCGTCAACGTCGAGGCTTTCGCAACTACTAAGGGTTGTCAACACGTCGAAGAGTTTTTAAATACTCACAACTGTATGTTCGTTATAGATGAGTCGACAACTATTAAAAACCCCAAAGCTAAAAGGACTAAGAACCTCATCAAGCTAGCGCCACTCGCTGACTACCGAAGGATACTCACAGGTTTTCCCATAACCAAAGCGCCCTTAGATTTGTACTCGCAGTGTTTCTTTTTGAGCCCCACGCTTTTGGGTTTCAGTAGTTACTATTCGTTCCGGGCGCGTTTTGCTTTGACGCAAAGAAAGTTTTTAGGTGGCCATTCGTTTGACCACATTGTCGGCTACCAACGACTCGATGAATTACAAAAGTTGTTGCGCGGTTTCTCTGTGCGCAAACGTAAAGAAGAATGTTTGGATCTACCGCCCAAGGTGTACACCAAGCGACAGGTAGAGCTGACCAAGGAACAAAAGCAAGCGTACGAACAAATGCGCAAAGAAGCGCTGATGATCTTAGAAGGCGATACGTTTACGACTGTCAATGCGCTGACTCAGCTGATGCGACTGCAACAAGTCGTAGCGGGCAGTCTGAAGAACGAGGAAGGTAAAACGATACTTATAAAGAATAATCGATTGCAGACGGTTCTGGATATCCTAGAAGAGACTCAAGGTAAAGTTGTGATATTTGCTGTGTTCCGCTCAGACATAGAACAGCTAGCAAAGCTATTAGCAGAAAAATATGGGACCAATGCGGTGGCAACATACTACGGTGAAACTCCTCAAGTTGAACGTCAAAATATTATTACTCGCTTTCAAGACCCGGACAGCGAGCTGCGGTATTTTATATCAAATGCGCAGACAGGTGGTAGAGGTATTACGCTAACCCAAGCCAAAGCGATGATCTTCTACTCGAACAGCTATGACTTAGAGCTGCGGATCCAAGCCGAAGACCGTATTCATCGTATCGGACAGGAGCACAGTTGCACGTACATAGACTTAGTCTCGCCCGACACCGTCGATGAGAAGATACTGCAATCGCTTCTCGACAAAGTAGAGATCAGTAACGAAGTGCTCGGCGAGGTTCGCCAATGGTTCGATTAGCTGTATAATCAAAGCATGGCACAGAGAATAGTAAAGCGTACGCCTTCCAATGTCGGTAATCCTATTGACGACGTTCGTGGCATTATGTCGCTGCTCGCTCCCGATCCTGACGATCCGTTGGAATATTTAGGAGCCGCAGGCTTGCCGGTCTTTATCGTCAAACGCCTAAATCGCCTCAGACAAATAGCGGGTGATCCAAGAGCAGCGGACGAAATTAGAGATATCGCTAACGACATTGTACAAAGCGCTGATGCCGATCAACTTAGATTGGTACAAAGAGAGCTCGATGAGATTGAAACGATGGGCAGTAATAAAATAGCGCGCGACTCTGATCCTGATATGCCAATCACCGCGCAGTACGCCGAAGGATCAAACATAGTGATGAATGTAGGTAGGGCCAAACGTATAGTGAACGATAGGTTGAAGGACCAAGGACCTAGCATGGAAGAGAAGAGCAACATTCTAGCTAAGATGAAAAAGAAACTCGACGACCCGGACGAGATGAATACTGGCGGCATGGTGATGAATTACGGCGAGTATGGCAGAAGCTATAAGTGACCCCCAAATACAATAAATTTTATTATCGACCTTTGCCGAAGTGTTTAGAGGTGGGTGAGAGCGATATCGAGGGCACAGGAATCTTTGCAGCCGAGGACATAGAAGAAGACGTGGATCTCGGTATGACGCACATTAAAGTGCCGATCATTCACGGGTATGTACGCACAGCGCTCGGCGGTTTTGTCAATCACGACCCGGAGGCAAACTGTTATTTAGAACAAAAGCTAGATTGGGACGACTATCGGACTTATCATTTGATAACGGATCGTGCTATAAAGGAAGGCGAAGAGATTACTTTAGATTATCATATAGACGAAGGAGTAGAAGATGGCGGATAATCCAGACGCGTTTGTATACCAAGCGGAACTAGACCGGGTTGTCGACGGGGATACCGTTGATGTAATTTTAGATTTGGGCTTTGATGTGAAGCTGCATAAACAAAGAGTCAGGTTGCACGGCATAGACACCCCAGAATCAAGGACAAGGAACTTAGCGGAAAAGAAGCTGGGTTTGGCTGCGAAAGAGCGCCTCAAAGAGCTATGCGTAGGCACGTTTAAGGTAAAGTCCTTGGGCAAAGGTAAATACGGCAGAATCCTCGGTATACCTTATACAGAGGACGGACAGGACATTTGTAAGATGTTAATCGACGAAGGACACGCCGTTGAGTATTATGGCGGCACGAAGACTAAGGTTTGGGGTTAGTGGCTAAAGTAAAACAAGCCGTTACGATCGATCCCAACCGACGAAGGACCAAGCACACTTCTCAGGGCAACGGCAGAAGCGCAAACACGGTTGTAAGAAGCAAGCACGGCAAGAAGCAGTTTAAGCGGTACAGGGGCCAAGGACGATAAAAAAGGGGAGACCGCCGAAACGATCTCCCCTTCTTCTATTTTTTATTTAAGCTTAACTTATTAGAAGAAACATAATTATTAGTTAAGTTCTCTAATTCCTCACTTGTGTAGTTTGTTTGCTTCATCAAGTGAGTTTTAAAAAACTTATCGCTGTTGTTTCTAGTAAAGATTAGAGCTAATTTAACTAGTTCTACTGAGTTTAATTTATCTGTCATCATGTTACCTCTTTGGTTTCATGGTGTTTTATATAAGTTAAACAAGCGTGGTAGGCTTCTTCGTAAGAGTGGTGATAGTGAGAATCACAAAAGGGATCTTTGGGATCCTCTCCACTTCTGAAGTCATCTGAATACACCCATGTGGTATAGACATCTTCATCGCCGTCCCAGAACACTGCTAAATAAGAGTGTTTTTTCTCTAGGCCGCTGATCTTTCGTCTAAAAGAATATTCTCTTTTGACGTCAGAGACAGCTTCTTTGAAAACTTTTCTCTTGAAAGCCAAGTCAGAAATGTCTGCTTCATACTTTTCAACAATACCTTTTAACTTTTTTCGTTTAAGTTTTATTGTTGAAAGTAGTTTAGCGTCTTTCTCTTTGGCTGTTTTTAACATTAAGGTTAATAGTTCTTTGTAGTTTTCGTGTTGATTCCACAAACAATCTAACAAACCTTCGTAGTGTTTACTCCAAACGTTTTTATCCATAATAATCTCCATAATTTAAAGTTTATTTAAAACAGTTTTTGTTTTGTGTCGTTATTCCGACAGGTCCCGTCCGTCTCGGTTGGTCGATTAAGTCTGGCTTGTCACATGGCTTATCTCGCCGTACTACCAGATCGCACGCAATGGTTCCCGACCCGTATAGGATCTATTATAACATATCTTATAAGACGTGTCAAGCAATTTATTTTCATGTCCCATATTGATTTTTAAAATAGTGCCAGTACAATACATAAATAGATTTTTTCATAATAATCTAACTCCAAGACGGCCGTTTATCTTGTATTTTCTCCAAAGATTAAGTGTTAACGGTCGTCTTTTCCCCTAAAAACCTAATGTGAACAAAACGCTCACATTAGGTAAAAATTAGGTCGAAAACCCTTTCCCATATATACCTTTTTTATTATTCCACCTAATGTGAATGTCTATTTTTTCAAAAATCAAAAGATTTAGACTATCAGCCTCACTAAATAAATGACGTTATGGCATTCATTTTTGCTGTACGTTAGGTTCTATAAGGGTTTCCACCTAATGTGAGCCACATTAGGTCCACATTAGGAAATTAGGTTTTTAGCTAAAACAGCCCTTGGTCCTTTGACTATGGGATATTTGCTGTTATATCATTACGACCATGGAAGCTGAAAAGAAGATTTCAGAAAAAGCCAGACGCTTTGCCCACGAATACGTGTACAACGATGGCAGTAAAACTAAAGAAGAGTGTGCCTTGTCTGCCGGCTACTCTAAAAGTTCTGCAAAAAGCAGAGCATCCGAGTTAACCAATCCAAGAAAATACCCCGCAGTTGTTCGATACATCCAAGACCTACAAGCTGAGGTTAATGCAAAGTTTGATGTGTCTTACGGCAGACACATAAGAAAGCTTGCAGAGATTAGAGATTGTGCTTTGGATAAAGGCAACTACACCGCAGCCGTAGCCGCAGAAGTGCAGAGAGGCCGAGCAGCCGGCTTGTACGTAGATAGGAAAGAAATTAGAACAGGCACGCTTGAGTCTATGTCCGAAGAACAGTTAAAGCAGAAAGTAGACGGATTGCTTGCGGATGTTATACCTTTATTGGATAGACCAAAAGAATCGCCTAAAACTATCGACCAAACCCACACGATAGTTCGTAAAGACTAATCCCTTAATATTTTACCCAAGCCAAGCGTGTAGCTGTGCACTTGCTTGTCGCTGTCTTTAGCTATTAACTTAAAGCCGTCAAAAGACATGACGGTGTAGCCTTGTTTTTGTAGATATTCTTTGAATTGACTAAGTGACGACCATTCTTCTTTAAGACAAGGCTCGTTTTGTTTCTCCTCCAAAGTATAAGGTCTGGCAGTCAATACGCTTTTGATGTAGTTTTTAACGATTACGTTCAAGTCGGCTCGTGTTATCGCCTTGTTCTTTTTGTAATACTTCTGTCCTAAATCGAGTCGTTCTTCGTCTGTTAGTTCTATGCCTACGTTTGTTTTCATGCTCGTCCCTCGTATCTGTTTTCTTCCGTCCATTGTAAGACTGTCTTTGCTCGTAACTTTGGATCCGCTATTGTGTAAAGCATGACAATCTCATTGGCTTTGTTGTAGCCTACAAAAGTACCGTCCTCGTCATAAATTTTTACAGCGTAGGTATCGTGTGTGTATTTAGCCATCAGTCCTCCTTTACGCTTAGAAAAGCGTCGTTCACAGCTTCGTGTATCAAGACCAAGCATTTGTCCTTATGTCCCTCGGCTTTGTATAGTAAAGCCGTTGCCAAAGAATTTGCCAGTAAATAAGTTGCTTCGATTGGATTCATATCTTTATCCTCCCTGTCACATTTCTTAACATAATCTTCCATGCTTTTAGCCATCAATTTAAAAGCTAGTTTCTCGTTACTCATGCTTCCTCCTTCATCACTTCTACTCGAGTCTTTGTTTTACCGTTTTTAATTATTGTCCAATCGTAAACATCAACATCATCACAAACGTACTTTTTATGTTGAGAATATTTTCCCAGCTTGTCGTAGTTGTCATAAAATTTTTGTTTGGCTTCCTCTACGTTTTTAACGTTATCAATTGTAATTTCACTCCAAACAGTTTCTGCTATCTCTAATTTAATTTTCATTGTGTTACTCCTTGTTGTTCGTCTGTGTCGTTCATTTGTACTACGAAATGGCGATAGCCTGTACCTTCCATTTCTTGATAGGTTTCGTGATCTCCTATATCTCTCTCAAAACCTTCCGGCAACAAATCAATGTGACGTTCTGCTAGTTGTAAGCTGTCAAATACAGATATGTTTTCAATAGAATCTTGCCAAAAAGTTATGATGACGTGGACGTATTGATCGTGTTTGTCAGTTAGATTAAACACCTTGTCAAACTCTGCCCAGAGGTCTTTCTTTGAAATTACTTCTTCAGTCATGCCTGCCCCTCCTCAAAACATTTTTGAGCGTATTCTTCCGCTTGTTTCTCTGTCATGCCTTTTGCAAGACCCTGTTCGTATTTGTTCTCCAAGAACACTTCGTTTTCATGCCAACTCATTGTATCCCTCCTGTAATTCATCATGTGGAAAGTAATCCTTAACTTTATACACGCCTGTAACAGCTACTATTTCTTCGTGTGGATAAATAGGTAATCCGTCATGTATGCAGATGCTTTTCCCCGTTAAATCTTCTAGGTTCTTGATATCGCTAAACTCCTCAAATTCAAAACAGGCATAGACTTGTAGATCTATTTCTGCGACATAAGTATCTTGTTCTTCTATATCCCAATTTAAAAAGTCTTTTCCAAACTTGTCATCTGCTAAAGCAATCAAAAGTCCAAAACCATCACCTACGAGATCGCATTCAAGCACTAAGCTATCAGTTTGTTCTTGTTTGTTTGTAAAAATTACTTCTTGCATTTGTCCCTCCTCTTGTTCCTTGTTCTTTCGTTATCTGCTCTCAGTCTGGCAATCAAAAATGGATTGTCTTTAACTTTCTTGTTTGTCCATTCTACATCTTGAACAAACTCATTTGTTAGCCTTTGTAAATTGCTAACAGCTTCTTCAAGTTGAAAGAGCGTGTGTTCTAGTTCGTTGTTTTTATCTTTCATTGTTTCTCCTAATGGTTAATAAATTAATCTAATAAGTAATAACTATTAAAGTTATTTTCTGCATTAGCAAAAAATTGGCTTGCTTTTCCTTTACCATGTTCTTCAACTTCTTTCTTTAAACAATTTTCCATCTTAATAAATTTAATAGGTAAATCTGAATTAAAGCCTTTCAAGCCTAAAAACTCTTTTATGGTAAATTCTGATTGGTCTCCATAACCATGTTGGAAAGGTAATTTATAGGTTATATCTTTTTCAACGTCTTCAATTTGTACGGAAAAATAAGAATTCCCATTAATCCTGTCAAACCATTCTTTAGTTACAGCTATGTATTTATATTTCATTTTTATTTCCTTTTTCTTTTGTTTAATTCTTGTTTAGCAGCTTTTAATCTTTGGTTCTCTTCTTCAGAGTTTAAAACTTCAAACATGCTCAACGCCTTAATCATATTCTTTAATCCATGAGTGCTTTGCTTTGTTACATCAATCATTATTTTCCTCCTGTTTGGTTATGCGACTTCTTCATTAAAAATGATCTCATAACATATATTTTCAACAGCCCACCACGCTAGAAGATTTTTAAAAGTTGTATCATCATCTACATCTTTAGAATAATTAGACCAAGTGCCTAAAAATTCAAAGACATTTTTATATCCAAAATTTTCTGCCTCTTCTCTTAACATCTCCCAGATTTCATCTTTATGATTATCATAAAATTCGACTGTGTCATCATAATAAATTAATTCATTACAAGTTCCATTGATACAGCCGTTGTCTGATATGCTTTGAATATCTTCTGGCGATTGTGTTTTAAGTATCCATTGTTTAATAGTTGTCATATATTTTCTCCAAAATAGTTAAATGTTTATATACACATTCTATATGAATATATCCCATAAGTACAGTAATTTTTAAATTGATTTACAGTTTATTTCTTACTCTTTAAACTTCTTATCTCATGGCAAAGCTTGAAAGCAATTTTTGGCAAGAAGTCAAAAAGAAAACCCAACAGTTTCAATGGGTTCGGCTTGAGTCGTGGGCGGGGCAAGGTGTCCCTGATTTGCTCGGCACAACAAAAGAGGGGAAGTTTTTCACGGTTGAATTAAAAGTAACAAAAAGCAACCGCGTGAATATCTCTCCTCATCAAATAGCCTTTCATAAATCTAGGAAGAAATCGCCCTCTTTTTTCTTAGTGAAGTCCCTCGTCCATGGGCAGTCTAAAAAATCTCAGATGTATCTAGTTCCTTCGTCCCTTGTGGATTTGCTCATCAATGATGGTCTTGTGGCTTTCTCGCCCCTTGTGGATTGGGATGATCTTGTGACTAAGCTCGATCAACTTGTGGCTTGATTTGTTAAAGGTCCATCGTCCATGGTCCATGGTCGTTTTACTGGCGCAAACGGTCAAACGATCTGGCACAAATTAATTTATAAATAACGTGACTTCTCTTATATAAGTCTGTATGATGGACACATACATTTAATTTTTAAACAGGAGAAAACAAATGGAAACACTAGAAACTATTAAAAAAACCGACTGCTACAAAGAAAGAAAAGCATATAGTGAAGCAAACCCAGATGATCAAAGACATAATGAGTTTACTGATCTTATTGATGATTTCATAAAAGTAGCTTTACACATGAAACATATTCACGACATGAATATTAAACGTGAAAGAGGCGAACTTGAATTTGATAGCTATGTACAGATTTATGGCCTTAACTATCAGGATACCGGAATCATGCAAAAACAAAAAACAGGCACTTTTATAAATTGGGAAGATGAATCAAAAAGGGCTTACGGTCTTTCTTATGGAAGGTTTTTCAGAGATGTATTTCGTGCAATTTTTGAAGGGAACATTCCACACGATGACATAGTGGCAATGATCGAAGAAAGAGATATGTGGTGGAATTGCTAGTTTCTCTTGTAGGCCTAGGACGATCGTCCTAGGTTCTACGATTTCTAATTTCGATTCTTAAACAGCATATCTCTGACGGGGTACCCCCCCCCCAAATCAACGAGTGTATATGTATGTATATAGAAAAAGAAATAGACACAAAAAAAGATATCAGATAAGTTAGGACCCTGACCCCCCTAAATTATATAAATGGGTAGGAGTCCCGGAGCCGGAAAAAAATTTTACAATGGAAAAAAGTCTGCTTTCCAAAGAAGAGTTCGATCAGATAAAAGAACAGTACCCTGATGTGGCGCAAGAGCTTTTAGAGCTGAGCGATGCTATTCAAGCCAAAAACCTACAAAACAAAGGACAAGAAAACTTTATCGAATACGTTAGGCACATGTGGCCAGACGTTATTATCGGCTCGCACCATAAGCGCTTTGCTGAAAAACTAGAGGGCGTAGCCAAAGGCGAGATCAAAAGGCTGATTGTCAACATGCCACCTAGACATACAAAATCTGAATTTGCTTCTGTCTTCTTTCCAAGCTGGTTGCTTGGTCTAAATCCAAAGCTCAAGCTCATGCAGATTACCCACACCGCAGAGCTAGCGTTTCGATTCGGTAGAAAAGTTCGTGATCTTATCGATTCGCCAGAGTACAAAGACATCTTCCCCGAAGTTTCTTTGAAAGCAGACAACAAATCGGCTGGCAGATGGGAGACTAACAAAGGCGGTGAGGCCTTCTACGCTGGAATAGGTGGAGCGGTCACTGGTCGAGGGGCGGATTTACTTGTGTTGGACGACATTCACTCTGAACAAGATGCCATGTCACCGCGAGCCCTCGACAATGCGTGGGAATATTACAGTTCAGGACCGCGCCAACGTCTTCAGCCGGGCGGATCTATCGTTGTCGTGATGACTCGCTGGTCGACCAAGGACTTAACGGGCAGATTATTAGCCAAACAAGCCGACGAAAAGGCAGATCAGTGGGAAGTTGTCGAGTTTCCGGCTATTTTTCCGGATTCAGGCAACATTTTATGGCCAGAATTTTGGAATATGGACGAATTAGAGGGTATCAAGGCGTCTTTACCGGTCTCTAAGTGGTCGGCGCAGTGGTTACAGAACCCAACTTCGGAAGAAGGCGCGATTTTGAAGCGAGAATGGTGGCAAACATGGGAACACGAGGACATTCCGAACATGCAATACGTGATTCAGTCCTACGATACCGCGTTTTCGAAGAGCGAAACGGCAGATTACTCGGCGATTACGACGTGGTGTGTGTTTTATCCAAGCGAGGACAGTGGTCCCGCGTTATTGCTCCTTGATGTTAAGAAAGGTCGGTGGGATTTCCCAGAACTCAAGCGCGTTGCCCTAGAAGAGTACCAATATTGGGAACCCGACACGGTTATTATCGAAGCAAAAGCCTCCGGTATGCCCTTGACCCATGAACTAAGACAGATGGGGATACCGGTTGTGAACTACACGCCGGGCAAAGGACAAGACAAGATAGCAAGAGTCAATGCCGTATCGCCCATGCTCGAATCGGGCATGGTCTACGTACCAGAGACGCGTTGGGCAGAAGAATTAGTCGAAGAATGTGCAGCGTTTCCCTACGGCGACCACGATGACTTAGTGGATTCAACCACGCAAGCGCTAATGCGTTATCGACAAGGCGGGTTTATAGGTTTAGAATCGGATGAAGATTTGGATGATAACGAACCTAGACAATTAAAAGTTTATTATTAGGAGGACAGCATGAGTTGGTTACAGAAGATAAGAAGTTTATTTTTTAACGATCCAGTGGTAGCCCCACCGGAGCCTGAAGAGGAAGTGGAGTACGAAGAAGTTCGCGCGCGGAACGCCAAAGGCAGATACGTAGCCGACGATCCGACAACTCCTGAGAACGAAGCGTTTGTTAAAAGAGTTAAAAAGAAAAAAAGGAAATAACGTATGGCGGAAAAGCCAACTAACATAGAAAAGGTCAGCGACCTTATCGATTTAGATGTACAGTCGGGAGAGACGGTTGAAATCGAAGACCCCACTCCAAGCGATACAGACGTAGCCGTCGAATTTAACGCCGACGGTTCTGCGGAACTCAACTACTTTCCCGACGAACCTGAAGAGCAAGTTCCGTTCGAATCTAACCTAGCAGAGTACATGGACGACGGACAACTGTCTGCTCTAGCCATGGAACTTATGGGGGACTTCGAAGAAGACCAAGCCAGTCGTCAAGAGTGGGAAGACACTTACGTCAAAGGTTTAGATCTCCTTGGGTTTCAATACGAAGACAGAGACAGACCTTTTCCGGGCGCATCAGGGGTAACCCACCCGATGCTCGCCGAAGCGGTAACTCAGTTCCAAGCACAAGCATTTAAAGAATTATTACCCAGCAAAGGACCGGTCAAAGCACAGGTTATGGGCGCAGCGACCCCGGACGTAGAACTACAAGCCAGTCGGGTGCAAGACTTTATGAACTACCAGATCACGACCGAGATGGAAGAGTACACCCCAGAGATGGATCAGTTACTGTTCTATCTACCGCTCGCCGGATCAGCGTTCAAGAAAGTTTATTACGACACCATGAAACAAAGACCGTGCAGTAACTTCGTGCCGGTCGATGACTTAGTGGTGCCGTATTCAGTCAGCGATCTGAATACGTGTGAAAGAATTACGCACATCGTAAAGATGTCGCACAACGAAGTTAGAGCACAGCAGATTAGCGGCGCGTACTTAGACGTCGAAATCAAACCCTCGTATGTCGGGGCGTCCGATACCCAAGATAAAGAAGACGAACTAGAAGGTATCGACGGTACATCGGACATGATGTACGAATTGTTAGAGTTTCATGTATTGATGGACTTGCCGGGATTCGAAGATCCAGACGGCATGCACCTACCGTACATTATTACGGTAGATAGCACTTCATCGAAAGTATTGTCGATTCGTAGGAACTATCGTGCAGACGATCCTATGAAACAGAAGATTCAATACTTCGTACATTACAAGTTCTTGCCGGGCCTTGGGTTTTATGGCTTTGGTCTCATCCACATGATCGGGGGCCTTTCGAGGACGGCCACAGCTGCGCTTAGACAATTAGTTGATGCTGGAACTCTCTCCAACTTACCAGCAGGGTTTAAGGCACGTGGTTTAAGGATCCGCGACGATGAGACTCCCTTGGAGCCCGGCGAGTTCAGAGATGTCGACGCTCCGGGCGGCGCACTTAGGGATTCACTGATACCGCTACCGTACAAAGAACCATCAGGCACTTTGTTCCAGTTACTAGGCTTTTGTGTCGAAGCTGGTCAAAGGTTTGCCTCGGTCACTAATTTAAGTATCGGCGAAGGTAATCAAGAGCTACCGGTCGGCACGACCATGGCACTCTTAGAACAAGGCACAAGAATTATGTCGGCAGTGCACAAACGTTTGCACTACGCCCAAAAAACAGAATTTAAAATACTCGCACGACTGTTCGCGGAAACCCTGCCACCGGAGTATCCGTACATGGTCGTCGGCGGAGATCAAAGCATCAAGCAAACCGATTTCGACGACCGTGTGGACGTGATACCCGTTAGCGATCCAAACTTCTTTTCTATGTCGCAGCGTATCTCGCTGGCACAACAAGAACTCCAGTTAGTACAAAGCAATCCGCAACTGCACAACATCAAAGAAGCGTACCGCAGAATGTATCAAGCGCTCGGCACAGAAAACATCGAAGCGCTCTTTCAACCCGATCCGCCACCGCCTATACCTATGGACCCAGCTTCAGAGAACAGTGCGATGTTGATGGGCGGACCTGCTATAGCGTTCCCTGAACAAGATCACGCAACGCACATCGAAGTGCACTTAGCTTTCTTGGAAAACAAATACGTGCAAGCCAACCCGGCTACCGTATCGTTGATAGTCAGTCATGTGCTACAACACGTATCGCTCATGGCACAAATGCAAGCCGAACAAGAACTAGCTATGCAGATGCAACAGAACCCAGAACTAGCTATGCAGATGCAACAACAAGAAATGATGAACCAGCAGGCGATGGCCCAAGGACAACCGCCCATGCCAAACCCGATGCTAGAAAACATGAAAGCGCAAACAGAGTTAGAACTTATGCAACAGTTAATGCCTAGACTAGACGAGATACTTAAAGTAGACTCCGATCCTATAACAGAACTGAAAGCGCAAGAACTACAAATAAGGGCACAAGAGAATCAAGACGACAAAGAAATAGCAGAAAAACGTTTAGAAATTGACGAAGAAAAGATAAAATCGCAAGAAGACATCGCTGCCATGAAGATACAAGCTGATCGGGAGCGCAATAGCGGAGGCTAACATAGACGAACTTAATTTCGCGCAAATGGTTCAGCGCGCCATCTCTTCAAAGGAAGAGCAGATAAAAGAGATAATGCTGTCAGGTTCAATCGAATCACACGAACAGTACCAAAATCTTGTCGGTCAAGTGCAAGCTTTAAATTTCGTACGCGAAGAAGTTAGAAACCTTTTAAAGAAAATGGAGACGTTCGATGACGAAGACGACACTTGAAGAGCAATGGGCTGAGAAGAAACAAGCCAAGTTGCCGCTCGAAGAAATATACGAAAGCGGAAAGAAAGAAACCGATCCGCAAACACTAAATCCAGAAAAGATAACAGATAGTGCTTTGAACCAACTACCAACGCCAACAGGCTGGCGTATCATGGTGTTGCCGTACCAAGGCAAAAAAGTTAGCGACGGTGGGATCCACCTTGTTAGCAAAGCACTCGAAAGACAACAAGCCGCTACGGTGTTGGGCTATGTTTTAAAAACAGGTCCGCTCGCGTACGACGGCGAGAGATTCTCTAAAACAGGTCCATGGTGTAAGGAAGGAGACTGGGTGCTCTACGCGAGATACGCAGGCTCTAGAATTGACATCGATGGTGGAGAAATCAAGATACTGAACGATGACGAAATCATCGCAACAGTGACTGATCCTGAAGCAATCATACACAACTTTTAAACATGGAGAGGACCATGCCAGACGATAAATTTTCAAACCTAAGTCAAGCAGAAGAAATGGTGCCTATGGATACAGAAGGTGACGGAGTAGAAATAGCATTACCAGAAGAAGCTGCTGACGAACCAGCTGCCGTAGTTGAGGAAGTGCAAGAAGAAGCTGCACAACCTGAGGTATCAGCTGCCGAACAAGAACAAGAAGAATATAGCAAAGGCGTACAAAAACGAATCGACAAACTAACAGCGAAACTAAGAGAAGCAGAGCGTAGAGAACAGGCGGCAACAGAGTTTGCTAACAACGTAAAGCTAGAAAACGATACTCTAAAAACAAGAACACAAGAACTAGATACCGATTTCATTAAAGCAGAAGCGGACAGAATTACCGCAGAAACAGAAAAAGCAAAAGCCGATTTAAGAAAAGCTAACGAAGAATCTGATATAGATAAACAAACCGAAGCGCAACAAAAGCTAGCTGCACTAGCAGCCGACGCACAACGCGTAGAAGGTTTAAACAAGGAAAGGGAAGCTGCAAAACCCGTTGAGGCAGAGCAAGCCCCTACAACTGAAACCCCCACATACGAGCAACCTCAGTATCCAGACCCTGATCCAAAGGCAGAATCGTGGGCAGAAGACAACCAATGGTTCGGGCAGGACAGGGCCATGACCATGACTTCTTTTGCGATTCACGAAGATCTAGTTAAAGAAGGATTTGATCCGAGTAGTGATGAGTATTATACTGAAGTGGACAAAAGGATTAGAGATGAGTTTCCTCACAAATTTGATGAAGACTCATCCACTAAAAACCGACCCGTTCAAGCGGTTGCATCTGCTAAACGCAGTGCAAAAACTGGACGCAGCAAATCTGTGAAACTCACACCTTCACAGGTATCAATAGCTAAAAAATTGGGTGTGCCACTTGAAGAATACGCGAAGTATGTTAAATAACGTGGAGATAACATAATGGCAGATAAAAAACAAAACGACGAAACTCGTGAACCACGCGAGGCTCAGTCTAGAGAAAAAACTTCTCAAAGAAGACCTTGGGCCCCTCCTTCCGCTTTGGATGCACCAGAGCCACCAGCAGGTTACGTACACAGATGGGTACGAACTGAAGTCAGAGGATACGACGACACCAAGAACGCAAGCGCCAGACTTAGAGAAGGCTGGGAGCCCGTTCGTGCTGACGAATATCCTGACTTTGAATATCCATCCATCGGTGACGGTAAGTATGCAGGTGTAATTGGTGTTGGCGGTCTATTGCTTTGCAGGATCCCAAGGGAAACCGTAGATGAAAGAAGTCAATACTTCCAAGCAAAAACTAGAGATCAAATGCTATCAGTAGATAACGATTTGATGAAGGAAGAAAATCCAGCCATGCCTATTAATAAAAATAGACAAAGTCGCGTAACATTTGGCGGAAACAGAGGCGAGTAATCGAATTTGTTTCTTAATTTTAATTTGTAAAAAGGAAAAGTTTAATGGCTAATGTAGATGCAGCTTTTGGTTTAAGACCTTACAAAGGGCTTAACCCAGCAAGTGCTGTCCCATCCGCTAATAAATACTTAATTAATCCATCAGGTTATGGCACTACTATCTTCCAAGGTGACCTCGTTAAATTTAACGCTGGTTACATTGAGCAAGCTGGTGTAAGTGACGCTAACATTGTTGGTGTATTTAATGGCGTGTTTTACCAATCTTCAGACGGACCTGTATACAAAAACCACTATGTAGCAAGCACTACTGCTAGCTCAGGTGACATTGAAGTATACATTTACGACGACCCTAACACTTTGTTCTTGATCCAAGGTGATTCGGCAACGAACACTGCTCAAGCAAACGTAGGGAAGAACGCTGATACTGTTGGAACAAGCGGAAGCACTACAACTGGAATCTCCTCCAGAGAACTTGACGTTTCGACTATAGCAACTACTCAGGGCTTACAGCTCAAAATAGTTGGTGTAGACCAAGGACCAAAGAACGATGAACTCGGTACGACTCATACGAACTTAGTTGTTCAAATTAATGAGCACGCGTACAGAGGTCCCGTAGCAGGTACATAAGATGGCAATATCTAGAGCACAATTAGTAAAAGAACTAGAGCCCGGATTAAATGCACTTTTTGGATTAGAGTACGACAGATACGAAGACGAACATGCCGAAATTTTCGACACAGAGACTTCAGATCGTGCCTTTGAAGAAGAGGTAATGTTATCCGGATTTGATGCAGCACCTGTTAAGTCTGAGGGAGCAGGAGTGGCTTTTGACACAGCGCAAGAATCATTCACAGCTCGTTACACTCACGAAACAGTTGCCTTAGCTTTCAGTATCACTGAAGAAGCGATTGAAGATAACTTGTACGATAGACTGTCTGCAAGATACACAAGAGCTTTGGCTAGAAGTATGTCAAACACCAAGCAAATTAAAGCAGCCTCAGTTTTAAACAATGCCTTCAACAGCAGTTTCGCTGGCGGTGACGGTAAAGAGCTTTGCGCTACAGATCACCCCACTATTAGTGGTGGTAGTCTTAGTAATGAACTCTCTACTTCAGCTGACTTAAATGAAACTTCTCTTGAGCAAGCATTAATTGATATTGCGGCGTTCGTAGACGAACGTGGACTAAAAGTAGCAGTACAAGGAATGAAATTAATTATTCCAAAAGAGCTACAGTTCACTGCTGATAGACTGCTTGAGTCAACTCTAAGAACAGCTACCTCTGATAACGATGTAAACGCTATCAGAAACATGGGTATGCTGCCTGAAGGGTATGTAGTTAACCACTATTTGACAGATACAGATGCTTTCTTTATTAAGACTGATGCACCAAACGGATTTAAAATGTTCGCTAGGTCACCAATCAGAACTTCAATGGAAGCAGACTTCGATACTGGTAACGTTAGGTACAAGGCTAGAGAAAGATACTCTTTTGGATTCTCGGATCCAAGATGTGTATTCGGTTCTCCCGGAGCATAACAGTTCAATTCTAAAGGAACCTTTGCCGGGGGTTTCTCACTCAACCCGGCAACTTTTTTCTTGTATTCCCTTAATTTCATATATAATCTTAGTAATCAACTAGGGATAAAATTAATGGTTTATCGACTGCCCTAGCAGACTCGCCAAGACGATAAACGTAATTAAGGAGACTTAATATGGCAAAATCAACTTTTAGTGGACCGGTCAAATCGCTAGCAGGATTTATCTCTGCTGGTAATGCGACAGTGGTCAGTTTAACAGCAGACACGACTTTAACCGTAGCTGCGCACGCAGGGAAAATTTTAACTACTAACGATGCTGACGGTAAATTTACTTTACCTAGTATTGTTGCTACTGCTCCGGGCAGAGACGACGATCCTAATCAATTAAATAATTTAGGAGCTACTTTCTTCTTCGTAGTAGAAACAGCAGCTACTGACATGGACATCTTAACCGATGGCACTGATAAGTTTGTCGGTGGGCTTTACACAGGTAAAGACGATGCTACTGGTAAAACTTTTATATCAGGCGCTAGTAACGACGTAATTACAATGAACGGATCAACAAAAGGTGGACTAGCAGGAAGTATCGTTAAGGTAACTGCTATGGCTTCTGCTAAATATGCAGTAGAAGGAATCATCTTAGGTTCAGGCACTATAGTTACTCCATTTGCTGACGCGTAATAGGAGATAAATTATGGCTGATACAGTAACAAGTCAAACTATTCAAGATGGCGGCAGAACCGCCATCTTGAAGTTTACAAACGAGTCTGACGGAACAGGAGAGGCTTCTGTTAAAAAAGTAGATGTTTCAGCACTAGCAGCAGACAGTGACGGTAATTCGTGCACAGCTGTTACTATCTCAAGAATCTACTGGGCGTGCAGAGGTATGGGCGTTGACATCGAGTTCGATGCGTCAACTAACGTATTAGCAATCCCTTTACCAGCAGACAGCACAGGTGACGAATACTACGATTTATTCACAGGTATTCCCAACAACGCTGGCTCTGGAAAAACAGGAGACTTAGACTTTACAACGGTGGGACACTCAGATGGTGACGCCTATTCAATCATTTTAGTTTTGACAAAACATTTCTAAAGAGAGAATATTCGTGATCGTTTGAGTAACCGGGTAACTGTTCTTGCCCGGTTACACCACGAAAGGAAACAATATGGCTACTTCAGGATCAACAGGATTTGACTTAACAATAGATGAGCTTATCGAAGAAGCGTATGAACGTTGTGGGCTAGAGCTCAGAACAGGTTACGATTTAGATACAGCTAGAAGATCTTTAAATATTATGATGGCCGACTGGGCTAATCGTGGTTTAAATCAATGGACCGTGGCGCAACGTAGCTTTACTGTTACTCAAGGCACATCAACCTACAGTTTAGATACAGACATCATTGATGTAACCGAAGCTGTCGTAACAAGAGGCAGCACTGACATACAACTAGAAAGAATCAGCAGATCGGATTATTTGTTTACGCCAGAAAAAACTTTGCAGGCTAGACCCAATCAGTTTTTCTTAGATAGGCAAACCACTCCAGAGATTAAACTATTTCCTACTCCGGAAAACTCTACTGACATAATTAAATACAACGCACTAACCAGAATACAAGACGTTGGCGACTACACCAATAACATGGAGATAGTATTTAGGTTTATACCGTGCATGGTGTCCGGACTGGCTTATTACATAGCTATGAAAAGAGCGCCAGAGAAGATACAGATAATGAAACAAATTTATGACGAGGAGTTTGATAGGGCAGCGTTTGAGGACATAGATAGTGTTAGTTCAAGATTCTTGCCTAACAGAACTATTATTTAATGCCTAGAAAAAAGAAGGACCCAAGAGTCGGTACAGGTAAGAAACCAAAAGGTTCAGGCAGAAGACTCTATACAGACGAAAACCCTAAAGATACGGTTAAAATTAAGTTTGCTACCCCAGCAGACGCACGCGCTACCGTGGCAAAAGTAAAAAAGATTAAAAAGCCGTTTGCACGTAAAATACAGATATTGACTGTAGGTGAACAACGAGCAAAGGTTATGGGTAAAAATCAAGTGGTCAACATATTTAAACGCGGCAAAGACGCGATTAGGAAAGCAAGGAAGAAATGAGTTTTGCAGCAGGTAAGAAAGCATACGGTATCTGTGATATTTGTGGACAGAGATACCGTTTAAACCAGCTTAAAAAACAATGGGACGGACTAAAAGTTTGTCCGCAGGACTACAGTCCTAAACACCCGCAGCTGCAACCAAGACCGCAACCAGCCGACCCAGAAGCATTAAGAGATCCAAGACCCGATCCTAGAACCGGAGATCAAGGGTTTGATAAAGGCATAGTTAGAGTTCTTGGTACAGATTTAACTGCTACTAACGACTTAATAGGCAGACCGTTTAGTTTAGACGGAGCTACTACGGCCTTGGGGACGGTAACCATAACAGACAACCCTTTGACTGCTACAGGTCAATCGGCTACAGCTTCTTTGGGAACTGTATCCATATCAGGAGAGATTACAGATTCTGTCACGCTTAGCACTCAAGTAGGACTATCGGCTCTAGGTACAGTAACTGTTAATACGACTTCTAGCATAACGTCTTACACTATTACAGTAGCCTCTTACTATGGAGCTAATAAATACTACATAGACGGTTCTAGACAAGCAACGTTAACCTTGAATGAAGGTAGTACGTATAGACTAGATCAATCAGATTCTAGTAATGGTGGCCACCCACTTAGGTTTTCCACCACATCAGACGGTACGCACGGCGGTGGCTCTGAGTACACCACGGGTGTAACCACTAACGGAACGCCGGGTAGCTCAGGCGCGTACACACAAATAACGGTAGCATCTGGGGCGCCAACATTATATTATTACTGTACAAACCACTCTGGTATGGGCGGTACAGCTAACACACCTTGATATGACGTTAACAGAATTTAAAACGCTAATTCAAAACTACGTAGAGAATAGTGAGACTACGTTTACCAATACGTTGAACGACATCATAAAAACCACAGAAGAAAGAATATTTGAGCTGGTTCAGTTCGATGTATTTAGAAAAAACGTACAAGGAACAGTAACAGCGGGCAACAGATTCTTAACTTGCCCGGACGATTTCGTAAGTAGCTTTTCACTAGCCGTTATAGACGGCAGCAGCGATTACCATTTTTTAAGCAAGAAGCATCCTAGTTTTATGCAGGAATACAACAAAGATCCAAGCGACACTTCGCTTCGAGCTTTGCCTAGATATTACGCGGACTTTGATAAAGAACTTTCAACGGGCTCTAATAACGGCAGCACAATAATATTGGCTCCTGTTCCAGACAGCTCGTACAGTGTAGAACTACACTATTTGTATAAACCCGCTAGTTTAGTATCTAGCACAACAGGCACTTGGCTATCTAACAACGCCAGAAACGCTATGTTGTACGGAGCGCTAGCAGAAGCATATACGTTTATGAAAGGGGAGCCAGACATACAGCAACAGTACGAAGCTAGATTTATGGCTGAAATAGATAGACTCAAGAACAGGGCGGAAGCTAGAGGCAGACGTGACGAGTATCGCTATGATTCACTGCGCTCTCAAGTAACATAATTTGATCGAAGAAAAATTAAAAGGCAAGACAGTAGCGATAGTCGGACTAGGTAGATCTTGGTTTGAATACTGTTTAGCTAAATCACACGGCCACAACTTTGATGAAGTTTGGGCTATCAATGCAGTCAGCAACGTAATCTATCACGATAGAGTTTTTATGATGGACCCAGCATCTAGATTTTTAGATACTGATGATGCTGGCGGACAAACTAGCGGTATGACCGAAGTATTACTAGACCACAAAGGTCCTATCTACACTTGTGAACTAGACGATCGTTGTCCGGGCTTGATTGAGTATCCTATAAAAGAAGTTGTCTCTACTACAAACTGTCACTATCTAAACAATACCACAGCGTACGCAGTAGCTTTTGCTTTGTATCAACAAGTCGGCACACTAAAACTTTTTGGCGTGGATTTTTCATACAAAGAAAACATACACTTTGCTGAATCAGGAAGAGCTTGCACAGAGTTTTGGCTATCTAAGTGCAGCGATGCCGGGATGCAGATAGAGGTGGCAAAAACTAGCGGACTGTTAGATGCAGACGTGCCGGACGAAGAAAAACTTTACGGCTACCACAGGCTAGCGGATCCACTGGTTCCTGTGCTTGAAGAGACAGGACTAACGGTAAGAAGAAAAAGCGAAGCTGTGCGCAGCATTGTTCAACAAGAGAATGTCTTAATTGATCGTTACGACTCTCATTTAAAACCCCCGGAGCCAAAAAAATGGTAGATAAAATAACACCCGAAGGATTACCAGAGCTAGGAATTATCGAAGCAAAAACAACTAATTACGGTGGGCACCCACCAGAGTTTTGGGCAGAGCGATTAACAGAGAAGTTAGTAGGCACTTCTGAGGACTTAGAACCGCATATCGAAGCGCAAGCAAGAGCATACGAAGAGGAGATAAAAAAGGTTTGTTTAATTTACATAAAAAATGCTATAAAATCTTACAAAGCTAGTTTGATTCAAGAACTGTTAAAGGGAGGAGAAGAAGAACTAGCTAACATAGTAAAAAGGATATAATTATGGCTATAACATCTACGCTGACAACCAGCTTTAAAAAAGAGCTTTTAACGGCAACTCATAATTTTGCAACTAACGGTAACGCTTTTAAACTAGCGCTTTACACGTCTTCAGCAACTTTAGGAGCTACGACAACTGCTTTTACTACTACAGGGCAAGCAAGCGGTACTAATTATACTTCGGGTGGAGCTACTTTAACCAAAGTAACTAGTTTCCCAACAAGTTCTGGTACCACAGGTTTTACTGATTTTACAGACCTTACTTTTAATACGGCTACCATTACTGCTAGAGGTTGTATGATCTACAACGACACTAATAGTGATAAATCAGTTGCTACCATAGACTTTGGTGGAGACAAGACATCCACTGCTGGTGATTTTACAATAGTATTTCCTGCTGCCGCTGCGTCTACAGCTATTATTAGAATAGCGTAAGGAGAAAGCAAAGTGGCTTTCGTCCTTAACGACAGGGTAAAGGAAACTACCACTACAACTGGTACAGGCACCTTAAATTTAGCGGGTGCGGCTACCGGTTTTGAAACCTTTGTCGCTGGTATAGGTAACAGTAACGTTACCTACTACTGTATCGCAGGCCAAGGTACGGCGGAGTTTGAGGTAGGTATCGGAACAGTTACCGATGCTTCGCCAGACACGCTATCTAGAACAACCATTCTTTCTAGTTCTAACAGCGACAGCGCTGTTGATTTTAGTGCAGGCACAAAAGATGTGTTCTGTACTCTCCCGGCAGGCAGAACAATAAGAGAAGTAGATACAGCTCTTAACGTGCCTACAGGAACAACCGCACAAAGAGCAGGCTCACCCGCTGCTGGAGACTTTCGTTACAACACAACAACAGGTAGGTTTGAGGGCTATCTAGGTTCTGCTTGGGGATCTTTTGGAGCATCTAATTCTTTCTTTACTAATATCTTTGCAGGCGATGGTTCAGATACAACCTTCACGCTTTCTCAAACTATAGATAACGAAAACGATTTATTAGTATTTGTTGACGGTGTGTTTCAAGCACAAAACGTCTATTCAGTATCTGGCACGACATTAACTTTTGCGACAGCTCCTGCTAACGGCAGAGTAATTACTGTTTATTCTGTCAAAGCTGGTGTATCAGGATCAAACTATACTTTATCTACTATGACAGGAGACGGCAGCGACACTACGCTGACGCTTAATACTGATCCTGTTAACGAAAACAATGTTCAAGTTTATATAGACGGTGTTTACCAAAACAAAGACACTTTCAGCGTATCAGGCACAACACTTACTTTTTCTGAAGCTCCGCCTAATGGCACTAAGGTAGAAGCCATAGTGGCTACACAAACCACAATTAATACGGCTACACAATTATTAGACGCTGATGGCGATACTAAAGTTATGGTCGAAGAAAGTTCTGACGAAGATACTATTAGAATGGATATTGCTGGTACTGAGGTACTAACACTAACTAATAGTGCTATGACACTTAAAGGTACTACTCCAACTCTAACAATAGGTGACGCAGGTGCAGAAGATACTAAGATTGTTTTCGATGGTAATGCACAAGACTTTTACATAGGTCTTGATGATTCTGCTGATGATTTAGTAATAGGTACAGGCTCAACTGTCGGTACAAATTCAAAAGTAGTAATAGAAAATGGTGGAAATGTTGGTATTGGAACTGACAGTCCTTCAAGACAGCTACATTTAAACAACGCATCAGATCATGGAATTATGGCTATAACAGGTAGTACTTCTAGTCTTGCAGGCGTTGTGTTTGGAGATACTGCTGATGATGATGTAAGTTCCATCATTCATAATAATAGCGGTAACTATTTATATTTATCCACTTCCTCAACTGAGGCGATGCGTATTGACTCCGCAGGAATAGTAACCAAACCTTTGCAACCATATTTTCATGCCTACAGAAGTGGAGATCAATCAGGTTTTAGCACATCATCTTTTGGTGATGCTGTAGTCTTCAATGCAGAAATTCTAGATTTAAATAGCGATTTCAACACATCAACAGGTTTGTTTACTGCTCCCGTAGACGGCACTTATTGGTTTATTTCTTCTGTATATTCAAACTATACTATTCATCAATGTTGGCTTGCTATAAACACTGGTTCAGGAGCTGCGAGAGCTACATATACTGACTTTGTTACAAGTGGCTCATTTTCTACAGTATTTTCTGCAGTATTTTATGTGCATTTAGACGCTAATGATACAGTTGGACTTCATCCCTACACTTCAGCTTCAAGTACAATTACAATTACTGCTAATGCTTATCACACTTGGTTCAAAGGTGGACTTTTATATTGAGGAAAAATTATGGCAATAACAATAACAATAACTATAGACGACACAGATGAAAAAATACTAAAAGATAATTTAGTAGATATAAATTCTTGGTTTCAAGGAGCTGCTACGGGCAAAATTAATAATTGCTGGAAACGTATGCAAAACTCGTGGACTACAACTTTAATAAATGACGACTCTTTTACAGACTCTATACCCAGTAACAAAGCGGATTTTGTAACTTTAATAACAGCTAGAAGCGATTATAAAGACGCAGCTACAATAGCTTCAGAAGATGATTTAGGTAAATAATGGCATTAACTAAAGTAGATCAAACAATGGTAAGCGACCAAGTATTTGGTCGTAGAAGATTAAACATAAACGGTGGCATGGACGTTAACCAAAGAGGCACAATAAATAGTGTAACTAATTCCTACGGTGGACCAGACCGTTATAAATTAAGTTCAAGCGGTAGTATTGGCGACTTTCAATTATCTCAGTCAGGCGGTTCTCCAGACGGTTTTCGTAATAGTATGCACGTCAATTGCACAACAGCAGACGCTTCGCCTTCAGCAGATGAATACATTCTTCTTGTGTACGCATTTGAAGGGTTTGATTGTCAGCCTTTTAAATTTGGCACTTCGTCTGCAGAACAGGTAACAATTTCTTTCTACGTTAAAACTAATAAAACAGGCACTTATAATGTAGAGCTTTATGCTCCAGACAACAGCAGTAATCCTTACGCAGGAAAACAATACACCGTAAGTTCTGCAGATACATGGGAGCAAAAAATTGTAACATTCCCTTGCGGCAATAGTGCTGAAATTGCAGATGATAATACTGTTGGTTTGGCTGTGCATTTTTGGTTAGGATCAGGTACTACTTACACAAGTGGTTCTGCAAGTGATGGCAACTTTCATAACACTACTGCAAACAGAGCCGCAGGAAATGTAAACATAGCAGACAGCACAAGCAATTCTTTTAGAATAACTGGTATACAAATAGAAACAGGCGATAACGCTACACCTTTTGAATATAGAAGTCACGCAGAAGAATTAGCTTTGTGTCATAGATATTATCTAGTGCAAAGATATAGTGTTGAAGACCCTGCGGCTACTGCTGGGAGTCAATATGCTCACTCTATGTTGCAATTTAATATGAGAGCTGCCCCGTCATCAACATTAACAGTAGGTTCAAGAACAAATGTAGGCACCACAGCTTTTTATAATGCACAAACAACAGGGGGAAGAATTGAAATAACGTCTTCTGCGGCAGGTAGATTCTATGATTTAGATGGAATAATAGCTTTAGATGCGGAGTTATAAATATGAATGAATTTAATTTTACATCTGCTAAATATCAAAAAGATTCATTTTCTGGTGCAAATGTAAGCATAAAAGTAGTTATAAAAGTAACTAATGAAGAAGGAGTTTTGGTAGATCAAGAATTATTCGTACCTATTTCTGAAGGCAACAGGCATTATGACGAAATTAAAAGACAAGTTGACGCAGGAACACTAACCATAGAGGCAGCAGACTAATGACAACTAAAGTACCAGTAGAACTATTTGATGCAGGAGCAGGTTTCACTATTGGTAGTGGAGCAGCCGAGGACACTAAAATAGTATTTGACGGCAATGCTCAAGACTTTTACATAGGTCTTGACGACTCTGCTGATGATTTGCTCATAGGATTAGGGAGTACAGTCGGCACAACACCTGCTGTAGTTATTGATGAAAACCTAAAAGTAGGAATCGGAGCAGCTCCAACTTTGGGTGCACTTCATGTCACAAGTTCACTTACAGATATTGTTACATTTGAAAATACTGATGCAGGAACAACAGGAGCACAATTAATTTTGTACCATAACTCTAGCTCTCCTGCTGATGGCGATAGAGTAGGAGCTTTAAATTTCAAAGGTCAAGATGATGCTGGTAATGATGCTACTTATGCAGGAATAAGATGTTTAGCTACTGATGTGAGTAATACTACAGAAGATGGCACATTAACATTTAGTACAACAAGGGCAGGAACTTTCACGGAGGCTATGCGAATTGATTCTTCTGGTAATGTTGGTATTGGAATTACAAGTCCTACTAATGCACTCCACGCTTATAATTCAGCAAATTCTACACCATTTGTTGTTGAATCTACTACCAACACTTTCTTAGGTATAAAAAATACTAGCCAAACTGCTTTTGTAGGAGCTGTAGGCACAGCTATGACATTTGAAAATAATGGCTCAGAGGCAATGAGAATTGACTCATCCCGAAGATTTTTATTAGGAACTACCACCGTAAACATTGATGGAGCATCAGGTTCAGGGGTAGTTTTAAGAGATAATGCTTCTTCTTTATTTACAGTAGAAAGTGACGAATGCATGGGTCTAAACAGAAGAAATAATGATGGTGTCATTCTTAGATTTAGAAATGATGGCTCATCAGTAGGCACAATTTCAACAGGGTCAAACTCTTTACCATCTGATAGAAACTTCAAAAGAGATATTGAAGATTTGGAAATAGGTTTAGACCTGATAAAAAAATTGAAGCCTTCTCAATATAATTACAAAATACAAGATGAGGATGCTCCTAAATTATACGGTCTTATCGCACAAGACTTAGAGCAATCATTAGCAGAAGTTGGCGTAGAAAAAAATTCTACAAGCCTTTTACAACATAATCCTAATGATAATGAAAAAGAATCTGATTATGATTTAGACTATCTTAAATTAACACCTGTTCTTATAAACGCTATACAAGAACAACAAACACAGATTGAAGCCTTACAATCTGAAATTAACACTTTAAAAGGAGAATAAAATGGCAATATCATACACATGGGATGTAAGTACCGTTGACACTTACCCTACAAAGGATTCTAAGTCTGATGTAGTGTGGAATGTGCATTGGCGACTGAAAGCGACTGACGACACCAACAAAGAAACTATTGATGGAGTAGAAGTCAATATCACATCAGATGTTTACGGCAGTCAAGCATTAGACACTTCAGACTTATCAAGCTTTAAAGCTTTTGCCGATTTAACAGCAAGTGATGTGCAAGGTTGGGTTGAAGCAGCTTTAGGAGCTGATGAAGTTACTGCAATGAAAGCAGGTCTTGACGCTAAAGTTGCTGAGAAAGTTACACCTACATCTGTCACTAAAACAATAGGTAGTTAATGCCAGACACCATTACCATAAACGATCAAGACTACGAAGTAGCTGATTTGAACGATCAGCAAAAATACTTGTTAAGTCAGATACAAGAACTACGAGTCAAGAAACAAGACCTCATGCGACAAACGGATGTAGTAAACGCAGCACTCTCTGTCTTTGAACAACAACTTACTGCGTCTGTAGAAATAAAAGAAACCGAAACCAAAACTATCAACGACATAGCGGAGAGCTAATATGTTTGGTATATCCGCCTTTTCCCAGTCGCCTTTTGCGTCATTAGGTGGAACCGCTGCACGAGTAGAAATATCAGGCGTAGCAGGCACCTCTGCTTTAGGCACTACCTCGCAAGTTGGTAAAGCCAATATAAGTCCAAGCGGTCAAGCGGGTACGTCAGCGGTATCTGGCGTTGGTGTTAACGCACAGGCTATAGCAACTCTACCAAGTCTTGCGGGCTCAGTAGGCTCGGTAAGCGTAACCACCGACGCTGAAGCAAACGTAACACCTACAGGGCAGTCAGCAACGTCAGCGTTAGGCGGTGTAGCTATCGTAGCCGGTGGAGAAATAGGTGTTGCAGGACTCGCAGCCACAGGATCCGTTGGCACGCCTACGTTTGATGCTGAAGCTAACGTAACGATTACAGGGCAAAGCGCTACTTCTGCTTTAGGCACGGTAGCTACCGATGCAGAGGCAAACGTTACACCAACAGGTCAAAGCGCTACAGCAGGTTTCTCATCTCCGGGTGTAAACGCACAAGCCGTGGTCGCTCTGCCTACGGTAACTGCTTCTGTAGGATCGGTAACTGTTGTTGGAGTAGATGCAGAAGCCAACGTAAACGTAACCGGTCAAGCTGGAACAACCGGTGTTGGATCTCTTACAGTAACAGGTAAAGCTAATTTAACGCTAACCGGGCAAGCAGGAACCAGCGCTCTTGGCACGGTCACGCCTAACGCTGATGCAAACGTTTCGTTAGCCGGGGTGTCCGCTACAGGGGAAGTAGGCGAGAATCTTATAGTCTGGTTTGAATTTGATACCACACAAACTCCTAATTATAGTAATATTACAGACACACAAACTCCGAGTTGGTCAGAGATTAGTGAGAATCAAACGCCATCTTGGGAAGAGGTAGCATAATGGCAACGTACGTAAACGATTTAAGATTAAAAGAGATTACCACGGGAGACGAGTCAGGTACTTGGGGTACGTCTACCAACACTAATTTAGAACTCATAGCAGAAGCGTTTAGTTTTGGCACAGAAGCCATAACAACAAACGCTGACACGCACACAACAACTATAGCCGATGGTGCTACTGACCCTGGCAGATCCTTATATTTAAAATATACAGGTACACTAGACTCTGCCTGCACCATCACTCTTGGGCCCAACACCGTATCTAAAGTTTGGATTATTGAAAACGCAACCAGCGGATCGCAAAATAT